CATACAAAGACTTTTAAAAGAATTAACCCCAAAAAGTCAAAATCACGAAGAATCTATAAATCAAATTCAAAATGAGAGGACAAATATAGAAGCCGCTTTGCTCCTGCTTTTGCTTGCATCATACAAGGATAGAGCAAGACGACAAGCTGGGTTTATTCTAAACACAACAAGGCGAATATTCAGAGAGACGCTTGCAAACGTACTGATAGAAATGGAAATGCAAGAAAGAGAATTATCTTCTCAGGAAATCGCCAAGGCTCATGCAAAGAAATTTAATGAACGTAATAAGCGAAGGGTCAGAACTATTGCAGAGACAGAAGTCGGTAATATTTCCCAATTAGCAATACAGGCTGAATCAGATGAGTTGTCGAAGGCGATAATTTTGGCTGGCATTATTATAAGACCATCTAAAACATGGCTCACAGTTGGAGATTCACGCGTTAGAAGAAAGCATAGAAACGCAAATAATCAAAAAAGAAAATTAAAAGATCCTTATTTAGTTGGTGGTGAAAGATTAATGTTTCCCGGCGATACAAGCTTGGGCGCAAGTCTTGGAAATATTATGAACTGTAGGTGTTCGTCAATAACTGAATTATAGTCTATTAATTCACTTGACTTTATGTAGTTTGAACTATCACAGTTATCAATATATAATAAGCTAAATATTAATAAAACTAATAGTGGGCAAATATGAAAACTTTAGAAATGCCTTTCGAGATAAAAAATATTGATGAAGAAAAAGGCACATTCGTAGCCTACGGAAGCACGTTTGGGAACAAAGATCATGGTGGAGATATTGTAGTAAAAGGTGCTTTTGCTAAATCACTTGAAGAAATTCCAGTAGATTCGGTATACATGTTTTACAATCATGATACAAAAGAAATTATTGGCGAATGGATCGACATTAAAGAAGATGATAAAGGATTATTAGTCAAAGGTCGTCTTTTTATAAATCAAATACAACGAGCAAAAGAAACCTATTTTTTAATGCTTAAGAAGAAAATAAATAAATTTTCAATAGGTTACAGTACTATAAAAAAGTCCTTTAAAAATGGGGCGAGAATGCTTCACGAGCTGAAATTGATAGAAGTTTCCCCAGTTACTTTCCCGATGAATGATTCGGCGGAGCTGTTAGGAGTTAAGAATATGAATATAGATGATATAGAAAATTTAAACTCTATAAAAGATATAGAAGGAGCACTTAGAGAATCAGGATTTAGCCAGAAAGCTGCTGAAACAATGATTTCAAAAGTTGCTAAATTTAAAAGAATTTCTAGCGAGGGCGAGCCTTGCTTGGACGACGAGGGAAAACAGAGCGATCCTGTGGACGCTGTCAAAGAAGAGCTAAAAGAGGCTCAAGAGCAAGAGTTTAAAAATACTCTTGATGAACTTATAAAATTACTGGATGATGTTAAATGAGTATAGAGATTGAAAGCAAGTCAAAAGAACTTGTAAATCTTATGGCAGATCTTAAAGAATTTTCTCAGAAGAAATTCAAAGAGCGCGAAGATTGGGGCGCAGAAATGGGCCAGACAGTAGAGCAAGTCAATAAAAGAATCAGCGACATAGATTCAAAAATGAAGGCTCTTGAAAAGAGAACGGCAAGAAACGCTGCAATTAAAGCCGAGAATCAAGGCATTGATAAGGAGTTGAAATCTCTGAATATTCTTTGCAAAGCTCGCGGAATGGAACCTCTGGAAAGTCCAGAGCAGTATTTAGAGGCAAAACAGGCAATGTATAAGGCTATATGCAGAGGTCGATTGTCCTTAAACGAGATTGAGCATAAGTCTTTAAACAGTGTTATTGACCCAGACGGTGGATATTTGCAAGTTCCACAATACGGTCAAGAAATGGTTAATAGAGTTTTTCAGGCTCGTCAAGTAATTGGCAATGTTGGATCAGTGAATACTACAACCGGCGTTTATAAGGAATATGTTGATTTTGAAGATTACGACGACGGAACCTATCAGGATCAACTTTCCTCAGCTCCTAGCGATTCAGGAAATCAAGATTATAACTTGCTAACTGTTGTTGCTGGCGACCAGTACTACCCGAAAGATTTTCATAGATCATTTCTCGAAGATATTGGCATAAATATTGAAGCTGATGTCATGGGGAAAATCTCACAGGGAATGGCTCGTAAAAATGCTGGCAAGGTTATTACTGGAACCGGCACATCTGGCGATGGTTCTATTCGCGGCATTAACACTTATGCCAATGGAACAACTTGGAAGACTGTAGAACAGATCACTTCAAATACAAACGATGCCTTAGATTGGGACGACGTTCTGGAAAAACTGCCCGCCGCCCTTTATGAAGACTTTATGGCAAATGCAAAATACTGGATGGCTAGAGCGTCATTCTATAGTCTTCTTACTGCTAAAGATGATCAAAACCGTTATCAAATAGGTGATTTAATCCAATTGGTTTCTGGCGATAACGTGTTGAAACCTGTGATCAATGGCCACGACGTTTTATTTGATGCTGGCATGCCTGCTGTCGCCGACGGTGCTTTGGCAGTGGGGTATGGTGATCTTGAAATGGGTTATGTGCTTAACAATAGGTTAGGTTTTAGCATCCACAGAAACGAATCAGACGCGGCAAAGGTTACATTAACTGGTCGTATGCGCGTTGGTGGTTCCCTTCGTAATGGTCAGGCTATTAAGCTGTTGGCAATTCAATAATAAGGAGAATTAGAAAATGTCTAAAGATTTAGCAAACAATATAGTTGTTAGAAACGCTTATGACGCTGCTACAGTTGCGTCTGATGGCGACACTAACGGAAATGAAATTGACATGAAAGGTTTCCATAGCGGTGCTTTTCTTCTTAGAGTCGGGACTTTAACAGATGGTACTTATACTCTAGGTATTGAAGAATCTGATACGTCCGGTTCTGGGTATGCCGATGTTCCGGCTGCTAGAATCATCGGTTCAGCTGTTGCGCTTGATGCGGCAAACGAACACGACAAACTAGGATTCGTTACAGAAAAAAGATATGTCAGAATGACCGTTACAGCTGCTTCAACAACCTCAGGGGCAGACGTTACCGGTCTCGTTGTTCTTGGTGGCGCAGAACAGGCGGCAGTTCCAACTCATGATGAAACAGCCTAATTAAAAAACATTGTCAGGGGCTCAATTTGGGGCCCCTTTCAAGAGGAAGGAAAAAATGCTGGTTAAATTTCTTAAGAATCACAAGTTCTATTTATCTGATGATCAAACAACTCTTCATAGAATATCTGAAGGCTCAATCGTAGAAGTGCCTTGTTTAGACGCAGAAAAATTTATTAAAAAGGGCGTTTGCTCTCCGGCTTCTAAAAACGTTGAAAATAAAATGAACGAAAAGGCTGTCGAAGAAAAAAAAGAAGCCCCCAAAAAAACAAGTAGAAGAGGACGCAAGCCGCGGGTAAAAAAATAACAATGTACAGAATTTTGAAAACCGCTCCAGCCGGAATGCCTGTCACTAAGGAACAAGTTAAGACTTATGCGTTTGGCAACACAGTCAAACTTGACAGTATGATTGATGATTTGATACCGGCGGCAGTTAATGCGGCAGAAGCGTTTACGGGCAGAGTTTTTGTTAATCAAGTGTGGGAAGTATACTATGACCGTCCAGAATTTTCTAACAATATGCAGCTTTCTACATTAAATGTAAACAGTATAGTTGCAGCAACAACATATTCTCTTGATAATACAGCGACTGTTTTAGATTCAGGCGATTACAGATTATTCAATGATCAAGTAATATTCCTTGATAGTAAAAGCTACTCGCCTGAAGGCTTTAGAGCTTTTCAATCAGTTATGGTTGAAGTTAATGCTGGGTATGGCGCAGACAGCACAGATCAGAGAAAAGACATCCAGACAGCAATTGCACAAATAGTTTACCATTGGGCTAAAACTGGAAACATGCAATCGACGGATTCCAGCCCTTTTGACATACCTATAACTGCTCAATATAAATTAAGACCCTACGTAAAAAGGACGCACTGGCTATGAAAAAAATTAGGATGTGTGAAACCGGTCGTTATAGCTATGACGGAAAGAGTATTATAAAGTTAATTTCAGGGAAAACCTACGAAGTTATTCCGGATAAACAGAAAAATAGAGAAGAAAACCAAATACATTCGTTTGTGGCAAAACAGTTTTTATTGAAAAATATTTGCAAAGAGATAAAAGCAAAAGGAAAAAGTAATGGCTAAGACTTTTAAACAGGCTTTTGACAGGATAGAAGAGGTTTTTGAAGGCAATACAGTTACATACCAGCAAAGGTTTGTTATTAAAATGGGGACTGAAATAGCAAAAAGCACTCCTGTTGATACAGGCGCTGCGACAGCTAACTGGCAGGGTTCAATTAATGCCCCTGATCTAAATCCAACTAGTAAATTAGATAAAAGTTACGCTGCAAGTCCTACCGGGAAAGATATAAAAAAAAGCGTCTCGTCCTCAAAATTTGGCGACACTCTCTATCTTTCAAATGGCGTAGGAAATGACAAAGAAGATGGTGGTTACATCGTAAAATTAGAGAATGGCCACTCAAAAAGACAGGCGCCACAAGGCATGGTGAAAATCAACCTTGCAAGATCTAAAGTCATATCAAAGAGGGCGCTTAAATGAGTATAGACACAATAGAAAGGCTTGTTGATTTTACTGAATGTGAAATATCTATACCGAATGGCTATTACGTTATTGACGCAAGCCTTAACGAGGGGTTGCCAGAGCAAGGTAGCGGTCCTTTTATTGTTCTTAATGTTGAAGAATTTAGTAATGACGTCGTTGCAGTGAAGAGAGCCGGCAGCGTCGGTTATCTTGAAGAGGGCGTTATCATTTACAACATTTTTGATGAGAAAGGTAGTGGCACCAGAGACCCTTATGTAATGATGGATGTTATTCGGGATTCCTTTAGAG